CCCCTAGTCGTTGATTACGTCATGAAAGTTCGTGACTATGACTGGGTCGATATGGAGTGGTATTGCATCCCGTATGGCGCTGAAGTATGGGTTCTTGGACAACGACAGTCAGTTATCCTTTGGGGCGAGAAGCGCATGAAGGAAGGGCGTCTAGTGCGAGAAATTCCGCCATGGGCCATCACTGGGTATCACTTTGGTTTAACGCACTCAAAGCCTGTCCCTGAAGACGTTGACTACTACACGATGCAAGGCAAGAAGGGTAAGGTTGCTTTCTTGACTGGTGTTCGTGCCTCTGAGTCAATGATTCGTTACCGTTCGTGTGTTCAAAAACTTCACGAAAACTATATTGTCACCCCTTATCGTGGCAAAAAAGGTATGCCGTTAAAGTTTGCTAAAGTTATCTATGATTGGCAAATCAACGATGTTTTCAAGTTCTTAAGCGAAGAACATGGGGCCGACTACTGCGAGTACTACGACCTTGCCGCCTTGACGGGTTCTAATACCAGGGTTGGTATTCCGTTGCACTCAATTGCTATTCGTCGCATTGGAGACCTCGTTGCTACTGAGCCAGACTTCTATGACCGCCTGTACGAATGCTTCCCCCATATTGATGCGCAACGCAGATGGTGGCCAGATTACGACATTGAGAAGGTTATCGCTTCATATGCTGCATTGGGCTGGAATGGCGTGCGGGAAGCCATTGATTACTTCATGGTGGGTCCAACCAAGAAGAAGAGGGCACAAAGTTTTGCTGCAGAGTTTCGCAAGAAGCATGCTTTGGACCCTTACTCATATCCAATTGAGTGGTTGATTAGGAACATTATGTTGAATGAATTGGGAAATCGGGCGGTAACTCCGGTTGGTCCAAAAACTAGGGCGCATACGATGCGTCTTGCTGCAGCAAAGGATGATGTTGAGTTTTATGAAGATTGATTTTGTTAAAGAGGATGTTTTGGTTATTCCTGAGTGGAATGCTACTTATATTTTAAAACCAGATTTGATGAGTTTGGCTGACTCTATTGCTTCTTTTGGTATTTTATCACCACTTATTGTCCAACGCGAAGGGAATGTCGTCATTGACGGCAGCCAACGGCTTTTATTGATTCGCGGTAATAAGAATTTGGCTGATGCAATCATGAACGAAATACCAGTGAACTACGTTGACTGTGAGGAACTTGATGCCATGTTCCTGCATTTGCAGATAAACCGTGCACGAGGAGCCGCCGTAGCCAAAAAAATCTCTCATATTATTCGCACTCTGAAGAGGTCACGCAAATATAGTATTAAAGATTTTGAAAATCGTCTGTCTATGAAATCAGTAGAACTAGAACTCATGCTTGATGGAACAATCATCAAACAACGCGATATCAAATCTCACAATTACTCTCGCGCGTGGGTGCCGGTAGAGGCTCCACCAGGGACAATAGATAAAGCGCCAGCAATTATTGAAACTCCCCCAAACGCAGACCGTTAACATAAACCCTTAATACATGCTACAATTTTTTAGATTAAGTTTTTCAAGGAGTTCTTATGCCATTTCCAGATGCAAACGCAGATGAAGAAGACGAAATTGGTGGACCTGGTCGAATTAAGCGCAGAATAGCCGCTGGCATCAATGCGCTTCGTAACACCCTCGGTGTTGGCCCTGCTCGTGCCAATCGACCCAATAGGGCACGTCCACCAAGGCCCCAGAGGGCACGTCCTACCCGAACACGGAACCGTCGTAACTAACACACTATTAAGGTGACATAACATGCTTGTTACTACAAATGATTTAGTCACTTTTATGGACATTAGATTTTCCCTGCGTCAGCAAGATGCAGCAGAGATTGTTTTGGCTGGCCTGCAGAGTGAATTAGAAACATATCTTAGACGCCCAATAGAGTCAACTACTTTTATTGAGGAATACACGTTGCCTTCAGACTACGTCGGCATGCCAACTACTTCATTTTTCTATAACTCTTCCTTGGACACCGCATATACTCCACTGACTTACTCTCAGCCACCAGCAACAATTCCACTGAGAAATTCTCCAGTTACTAGCGTAACTAGTGTTCGAATAAAGAGTTATGCATACCCTCCCGTATATATGGGAGAAGCAATGCTCCGTGAGGCAACAGTTACGGCAACGTCCCAGGCCAGTACAAATGTCACCTATACGGCGGCTGCCCACAAATTTACGATTGGTCAACGTGTCTCTATCGTTGGTATGCTCCCAAATGCATACAACATAGCCTCCAAGGACATAACGGCAGTCACCGCCAGTACATTCACTGTAGGTAATATGCCAACCGCCATTGGAGCAATGACCCAAGGCGGGCAAGCCAAAGCAACAGGCAATGATTATATTGTTCGTAGATTCGGAATTGAACTATTTCGGGGTTTTGCCAACGACACCGTAGCCATTGAATATCAGGCTGGTTTAGACGGAGAAGAAATCCCGTTTTTTAAGTTGCTCATTCTTCGTGCCGCAACACGAGAAATGCAAAATATGCATGACGACGTTGTGGGTGTCAAAGATTTGAACTCTCGTAACGTTGCCCCATTGGAAACAGGATTCTCAGATAGGGAACTGGCGTCTGTCAAAAAATATCGTCGGGTTCGTGTGTCCTAATGGCTAATGATATAAGAATTAAGATAGATATAGATTTTAACCCTGATGATTTGGTTGATGCCCTCGATGATATGCGTAAAAGAGCCAAAGATTTTGGTCCTGTCTTCGAAAAAATTAGGGACGAATTAGAGGAAGTATGGTCAAACAATTTCATGACCAACGGTCTCCCTTCTGGGGGCTGGGCTCCACTTGACCCTGGTTATGCTTCATGGAAATCAGTTAACTTTCCCGGCATGCCACCCATGATTCGTAGTGGTAGATTATTCAGTAGTTTAGGCAATTTGCGCGGTACCGTCAACATTATTAGGGATAAGAAGGCAACATTTGGCACCCCTGTCAAATATGCCGAGTTCCATCAATATGGGACAACGAAGATGCCTATGCGTAGAGTCGTTTTTGAACCTTTGGGCTCTAGTAAGGTATGGGCCGGTTGGGCTGCTGACCATATTGAAAAAGGCGCTAGGTAGAGTTTTTTATGACTATAGACCTAATGCATGGGCCGCACTTCGCCAAGTCCTATGTCAACACTTATCTTTCGGGGGATATCCCTGCACGTCTCGTTGATTATCGCAATGGTTGGGGTGTTGATGACATAACCCTTCCTACTCCTGTTGCTTACTTTGGTTATGAACCCTTAGCGATGGATGACTGGCCAACAATTATTACTGTAGTAATTTCAACTACTGGTTTTGAACGTATCGGCTGGGACAGAATTCAACCCATATATAGAGTTTCTTACAGTATGAGAACATATGTTTGGACAAGAACAGAAGGTCCTGAACAGGCTACAATGATGCGAGATAGGCTCTCTACGGTTGTTCGTTCTTCGTTAATGGACCATCCCGCCCTGGATGCTATTGACACGCGACAAACGTTTCGTGTTGTTATTGATGAGGGTTCTGTTAGAGAAGAATATTCCGACCTCACCCTCCTCAAGGGGGACAGGGTTCTGGCTGGGGCTTATATTTCATACGATTTACATATAGACGAAATAATTATGAGGAAGCCTTCGGGTACTGTCTCTGAAATTGATTTTGCGGCACAGTCGGTTGGCCCTCTTGAAAATTTGCCATTCTAAACATAAATGAAGATTAAACTAATAAGTCATTTCTCTGTTTGTAGTAAGAAAGTTTAGGTATAATAATCTTATGGAAAAAAAATATTTTATCGAAAATCCACACATTCAAGATTTTGAATCTCACGTTGATGATGGGTACTTCATTGTCCTAAACAACAAAAAAACAATTTTGAGACTCCCCCCCGATGGTTATACCATTCTCCCCTTTGGACATGCGGCAATTAGTGAAATTGGCCAAGAAGTGGCAAAACTGGTTGAAAGTGGTACGGTTTCCATCGTTTTACAACCTTCAATTCCGCAAAAATTCGAAGACAGCAAAAAGTCAAACAAAAAGTCTGCAAAAATTGAAGAAAAAGAAACAATTACAGAAGAACAGCCAGTAGAAGAAATAGTGGCTGTCCAGGTCGAAGAAGGAGTTTCCACTCCTTCTGAAGAAAATGAAATAGTTGAAACTGTACAAGACGAAGCAACAAACATCGTCTCAGAAACACAAAATTCTGATAGTCTATAATACAGTTCCGCTACGTTTAAAGCAGTTTGGATACAATATGGTTATCGAAAAATTCGATTTCCTTTAAATGAATAGGAAGGTCCTATGCCTGGTGTACAGATTTCAACAGCGGTGCGAACCGGCCCCACATCAACTACGGTTCGCGAATCTTCGCAGGCGTTCTTCGTTGGCATAGCGCAGCGTGGGCCGACCAATACCGCCGTCAAAGTTAGTTCAATGGAAGAATATGAATTAGTCTATGGCGGCTATGTTGCTAATGCCTATCTACATTCGACTGTGGAAGCATTCTTTGAAGAAGGCGGCTCGCAGTGCTATATCGCTCGTGCTATTAATGCCAATGCGACTACTGGCGCAAAAGTTCTTTCGGATACATCACCATATGGTGCCGTCGTCCTGACCGCTATTGGTGCTGGTGCATGGAGCGCCGACCTCGACGTGTTAGTCGTCGCTGGTTCTATTGCGAACTCTGTCATAGTGAAGATTTATTATGACGATGTTCTTATTTTCTCCACCGGAAACTGCACTACCAATGCGCAAATCATTGGAAAAATCAATAACAGCCTCATTGCCAGCAACTATATTGTTGCCTCGGCAGGAAATGCTCTCGCTGGTCTTATCACCACCAGTGCTCTGGCCGCCCTTACTGGAGGCGCAGATGGCACAACGCCGACTGAAGCCAACCACGTTACAGCCCTGGATTTATTCCTGGACTCGTACGGCTCTGGCGCTGTTGCATGCCCAGAACACACAGGAACAGCATCAAGCGTTGGTACCGTACCTGCAGCACTCATCACTCATGCAAATGCCAACAATCGTATCGCCATCCTTCACACCGATGATGGTCAAACAGCAGCACAAGCACAAGATGCAGCAGAATACATTACTGGTAGCGTTGCAGACAACTTGGAACACGTAGCAATCTACTACCCGTGGGTTTATGCACCATCAGGAACACCGGGCGTCAACCGTCTTATCCCACCGGACGGATATGCTGCCGGAGCCCGTGCTCGTGCCCATAACAATATTGGCCAACATCAGCCTGGTGCGGGTATTATCTCTACTACACGCTACATTAATGGTGTGGAAGCAGAAATTGGAAAGACTAGTGCAGACACCCTTGATGAAGCAAAAGTTAACGTCATTCGTTTCATCAATAACAGTATCCGCATCTACGGTGCACGTTCATTGTCAGACGATACCGATAACTTCCGTTACATCACAGCGCAAGATGTTGTCAACCATGTGGTCGTTGAAGCAGAACGAGCCCTTGAGGACATCCTGTTCAGCGTCATTGATGGCCGTGGCCGTATCTTCGCTGAAGTTGAGGCACGACTCATCGGTATTCTTGAACCACTCCGTCTCAACGGCGCCCTTTATGAGGCTTTTGACCAGTTGGGCAATCGTGTCGACTATGGCTACACTGTTAAGTGTAATGCATCATTGAATCCGATAGCAAATCTGGCCAACGGTACCATTACTGCACGTGTTGGACTCCGTGTCTCGGGCGTTGGAGACAGTATCGAAGTAAGTATTGTAAAATCCAACCTTACCACTTCAGTAGTTTGATAGGAGCATAATATGGCAAAGAAAGTATCTCAGAGACAGATTCAGGCAGAAATTATTCCGGCTAATGCGGCGACATCCCCGACGTTTACTGGTTTTATTTTTCCACAAATTTCCGGTGGCGAAATTACTGCTTCAGTTGAGAAGATTTACGAAGGTGGGTCACGTTCGCCAACAGTTCTATGTGCACCTTTCGAAATTGGTGACATCACGTTGACTGCCCACTATGATGACGGACTCACAGAAACGACATCTCTTGCTAAGAAGTTGCAGCAACTACGAGACCTAGTAGGACGCGCCTATTACACTATTAACGTCAAGGTTTATGACTGCGATATTGCAGTTCCGGGAACTGACCGAGTGTATTCGAAGTCTCTTCTGGTTGGTTTGACTGAACCTGATGGTGACTCATCTTCGGGTGCTCCAGCAACTTTTGCTCTCACTTTCGCGATTCAAAGCGTTTCAGTACCCACAGCCGCTACCTCCTAGTAATAAATAATTTTTCTTTAAAAGTTACATTTTCACTGCCATACCTATGCTAGTTTGCATCTTATGACAGAACAACTTTATTCAGAAGATACACCAGACGCGAAGAAATCCCCATTGAAGGGTACGGCAAAAGAACTCACCGTTCTTGACCGACTTCGAGAGACAATTACGAAGAAGATTGAACGCCCTGTGGTTCGTTTGGCTGTTCCTGAGCGTCCTGGTGTAAGTTTACGTATTAGCCCAAATATTACTCAGCAGCAGATGCGTTCTTGGCGACGTAACTCCGGTGAAGACACCAAGGCTGGCATGAATGCCACCAAGTTTGCTGCCTACGTAGTTGGCCACACCACTGTTGGTATTCTTTTTAACGAAGAAGAGGTATATGACGAAGCCGGGAATGTTTTAAACTTTGCTTCAGATGTCATCTTGGATATGACTGACTCTGTTCGCCCTGTCCCTGATGCTGTCATCGCTCTTTTTGGTATTGAACCTCATGTTGAGGCTGCTGCTTTATCGATTCTTGACGCCGCAGGATATTCTGATTCGGTTGAGACTGAGGACCCTACGAAGGAGTCGTAGACGACCTCGTAGACGACTCTTACGTTATTTCTGCTGCCAGATTGGCAGAATTATGGCATGTTAATCCTCTCGAACTTTTGGACGTCACAGACGCTGAATGGTCTATACTTATAGCAAGTGCTAGAGTAATAGCGCAAGACCGAGAAGAGCAGGAACGTAGAGCCAAGAGAGGTAAGTAGACCTTTCTTTTGTTTTACTAGGAGTCAGTATGGCAGAGGCAAACCTTGACGTTAATATTGGTGTTGATGGTGCGTGGAAACTTACTAAGGTAGGTCACCAACTCAAGAAACTTGCCCGTTTAGCCAATGCACAGAATTTTAAAGAGTCCGCTCGAAGTTTAGGTGCCTACACTGACAAAATGTCTAAAAGTTTGACGGACCAGACTAGAATCCACAGAAAACATTTTGATGGCATTGACAAGATGGTTAAAGCCTCTGGTGGAATGATTCATAAAGGTATTGCGATGTCTGCAAAGTTTGCCACTATTCAGGTGGCTGCTCTTGGTGCGGCATTGTTGGCTGTTCATGCCGCTTTTGTTGTTGGGCAGGCAGCGATGAAAGCATGGAACTGGCTCATGAAGGCTGGTGCTGGCGCTATTGGTGCTCTTGCTACGGCTGCTTCCATTGCTGCAGCGGCAATGAGGGAACATCAGGCCGCAATGTATGCCTACAAAGGTACAAACATGGGAGAGTTCGGCAAAGGAATTAACCAGGTCCGTGTCCAGATGCGGATGATGCAGACCGATTCCCAGTTGGCAACCATTGGTGCTGAAGGTTTGAATGCTGCGTTGGCAGAAATTTACAAGACTGGCACCTATGGTGGTGGCACTCAGAAAATGTTGAAGTCCTTAATGGATTTTGGTGCGGCTGGTCAAGATGTTGCTAAGGGTGCTGCTGCTGCAGGAAAACTTATTGCAACAATACAGGACCCTAAAGCAGATTTTAGCAAGATGAAGAAAGCGGCAGAAGAACTTGGTCCAGCAATGGAGAAGGCTCTAACAGACCTAAATATCACGACCAAGGAAGGCCTCATCAACGCCATTAATGATGGTTCGCTTGCTCTTGCTGGTGGTGTTGCAGGGCAGTTTGATGCCGTATCTGGAACTCTCTTGAGTAGATTCAAGGCATTAAAAACACAAGCGGTTGCCATGTTCGCCGACTTTGGTCAACCATTACTTGAACCTACTAAAGTATTTTTAGAAGAAGTTGCTTTCTCTTTGAAGAAAACTTTTGTACGTATCTCTGGAAGTCTCGCCGTATTTAGTCAAGGAAGTTTTTTTGAAGGCCTTTTTTCTGCTATTGAAAAATTTGAAAACTTTTTTGTTAAATTTGTTAACAAGTTTTTGCCACAGGCAGGCGGTTTCTTCTCCAAAATTAGTGAATGGATGGGGCAATTTAAGATGGGGTGGGATTACGTTTTAGAAAAATTGCGTCCCCTTATCGACGGTGCAAGAGTTTTAGAAAAAATGTTCGGAAACATTTTTAGAATTGTTGGTAGAGAGTTGGCGGATGGCTTCGGGCACATCAATGATTTACTTCAAGAGAATCGTGCCGATGTTGAAGCGTTTGGTTCTAAAATTGGTAATTTAATTATTACAATTTTTAAATACGGGAAAACTTTACGAGACATATTCTTTGATATTTTGCCATTCATTAATAAAGTCATAGATGGTTTAACTAGTATTCTTGATACCGTTTTTTCTTTGATGGGTGGAATTCGTGAACTTTTTGGTGGTGGCGAATTATCTTCACTTGCATTGCTGCTTGGTTCAAGAGCAATAGGAACTTCAATGAAGAAGACTATTGGCGGAACACTATCCAGACAAGATATTAATGCCAACGTTGTCAATATTAATAGCGCCAGCATCAATGGCGTCCCAATGCATGGAGTAACTGCCGGAGGACAAACTAGTGGTCCTGCTGTAAGAAATGCTAATAGATTTGGTGCAACTGGTAATTCGGGAGCGGGAGCGGGTGCTGCTGTTGCTGGTATGGCAAGCACTGCTGCTGTCGTCGATGCTGCTGGAGGCACAGGACTAGCAGATATTGCTAGCAGGTCGCAAGGCATTGTTAGTGATACCATAAAAGCAAGGGAAGAAAGTAAAAAATTATTAGATAGTTTTGAGGCTGGCGATTCTAGCCGAGCAAAAAGAACTCCACGCACTCCTGCTAGAGCACTTACTCAAAACGATAGAGATAAGCGCTTAAAAGGAATTGCATACGCTAAAAATATTAGGGCAGCCAATTTCCCTGAACAACGCTTGAAAGAAATACAGGACTTTAGAGATGGTATCGGTTCGCCGAATCAGGGGCCATCAAGTCATAAAGAATGGGCCATGCAGGACAAAGAATTTGACCTTGGAGCCGACGGCGCAATACAGTTCGATGACAACGGAAACCCTAAGATGAACTGGAAGCCTGGCGGAAGATTAAAAAACTTATTCCGTCCGGGATACTCCGAAGCAAAACTTGCGGATATGCCCGGCGATACTTGGTCGGGCTCTGGTCGTGTGGGGAAATTAGTGACCGGTGCCAAAAATATTGGTCAAAAATTTAGGGGTGGACGTACTAGTGCTGCCTATCAGAAAATGTTTGGTGACGGCAAAAATTTTAAAGGTGCTCTAAATAGTGGAAAAGCATCATTTGGTATTGGTGCTGCCCTTGCTGCTGGAAGTCAATTTGCTCCAAAGGAAATGCAAGGGGCATTAGCCGTTGGTGGCGCTGTCGCACAATTTGACCCGATGATGGGTCTCGGTGTTGGTCTTGTTGGTGCTGGTATGAACGCAAAAAATCCTTTAGCAGCCGTAGGTATGGGGGCCGCTGGTGGTGCTGCTATGGGAATGAAAATTGGTGGCCCTTATGGTGCCGCCGTCGGCGCTGTTCTTGGAGGAGCAATTTCTGGACTTGGTAGTTGGTGGAATAAAAATAAGAAGAGAAAACAAGAAGCAAAAAAAATTGGCGAAAGCATGGTTCGAGAAGCGCATCAGGAAATGATGAAAGGTTTATCTTCAACGCTGATGAACGTAGGAACAGCAGGGTTGACTACGGCAAACATTGATAAAACTTTAGAAAATGCTTCACGACCAATAATTGAATTGCAAAAAATGGCAGGCGACGCTTTGAAAGATATCGAAAAAAATGGCGACTCAGGTATGAAAGCGGAACTTCAACGCCAGTTCGATACCAATTCTGGCGCTTGGGCCAAATACCTCCCTGACCAGGCTGCGGTAGACAAAGCAACTGGAGATTTGGAAGCATTTTTTACTGCCATACAAGAAAAAGGTGGTACAGATGCGGCAGTTATGAAATATGTCAAGGACAGTTATAAGTCCAAATTAGAGGACCTTGCTAAAGCCTTTGGTAAAAGCGAAGACGACATAATTTCTTTAGCAAAAGAAACTGGTACAAACCTTTTTGAAGTACGAGAAGGTTTTGGTGAAACATTCAAAAAAATTGCTGAAGGTTTGGCTTCGACACAACTAGAAATTCAAGGCATTTTTGCCAACCAAATGGGCGCAAACATGGAGAAGTTAAGAACTTTTGGTGAACAAGAAAGAGCACCTGCAATCATTGACGAAATTGGTCGCTCAATCTACGAAGCGAATAAGGCAGGGACCTTAGATGCGGCTACTGCTTCAGACAAAATAATGGAAATGTTTCAGGCTTACACTCAATTCTATGGTGGCAATACACAACAAGCAATGGTATCGTTGATGGAACAAATAGGTCCTGGTGGCAAGGCTTTCATGCAAGAAAACGGGTATTTCAATAACGCTGACATCATCTCATTGTTCACTACTGGAGAACTTGGTGCACTTTTAGCAGGAATGTCTAGTGACACATTTAAGGAATCTGGATTAGCGGGTCAAAGGCAATACGTCGAGGCTCTTGCTGGACTGGATTCTGGGACATATAAAGCGAAGGGGGCTTCTTTTGAAGCATTGCCAGGTTTGTTTGCTGATTTGGCACGAACTGATTTTGCAAGATATAATGAGTTGCAAACATTCTTGGACCCGACAAAGGAGTCCTCCCTGCGTCAGGGCAGGGGTCTCAACGAATTGACGCCGGTGGAGATAGGTAGGGTGATGAATGATTACCTTGGCGACGGATTTGCACGTGTTGAGGCAGATAAGTTAGATTTGACACCTCCTAATATTGATTCCGAACTAGAAGCGTTAGGTTTGAAATTGTCAGATGTAACGTCGGTGCTTGAATCTTTCGTAAGTGAGATGGGTACAATTATAGCGAACATTCCTAATACCATAGCGGCTGCTACTACAATAATTGACAAAAACAAAGATGGAATAGACGACGCTTTGCAAGACACGACAACTCCTCGTGGCGATACTGCATCATCACGATTCAACTCTACTTTCATGAAGCATCAAGCATTATCATCCATGGTCACGGGTAAGCGTCAGATAACTTCTGGTGTCCGTAATTTCAATTTAGGTTCCATTAACTCGGACCATGTTACTGGTGGGGCCTTGGACCTTGTTGGTCAGAACCTTGGACAATATAAGTCTGCTGTTGAGGCTAGTGGTGGGTTTGCGGAGTTCCATGGTGTGAATGCTGCTCGTCATCTTCATGTTGTGCCTAATGCTAGGGCTTCCGGTGATACTTCTACTGCTGTTTCTATGGGTGCCGTTGGTCAGGATGGGGTTGCTGTTTCTTCTGGTTCTACTAATAACTATTCTATTAATATTAATGGTTATAATAAGAATCCTCAACAGTTGGCCGCAGAAGTTCTTGCATTGATTAAATCTAACGAGCGCAGCATTACGGAGCGAAAGTAATGGCAAAAAGTTGGCCACCTAAAGATAATGGGGACAATAGTCGTAGCCCATATCCTTCTCAGGGTCCTGTAGGCTCACACAGAAACAGTGGATTGTTCGGTATTCTTGTCCGCTTGAATGCTACTGGCCTTGTAAAAAATCCGGAATTCAAGTCAGGAGATAAAGTCACTGCAACTCATACCGCTTTCAAAACACATGAAATTTGGACGGAAGAATCCTTTCAATACAAACCTTTAAACAGTCCAAACCGAGGAAATTATCATTATTATTCTCCGTATCGCCAGTTTTGGACTACTACCGACGGAGAATATGCTGTTGTCGCAAATAATCCTGGTCCTTCACCACACATGGTTCCTCCTCCTCTAGAAGTAGTAAATGTGGATGTGACTGGGGGTTCTGTAGGTTCTGGTCTTGGCCCTACTCCAACTACGGTTAACCCTTTTGTTGTTGGTGCTGCTTATTATAATCCCGTACCTACTTTAAATTCTCCAGGTTCTTTCTCCTATGGGGTTACAACAGGCACATATGGTGCAATTGTTACCAACATTGATGCTTTCGGAGTTACTGTAACTGCAGCATTAGGCAAAACCCCGGCGGAGACTATTCAGAACATTAAAAATGCTCTTCGTGCTGCTTTATTGAAAAAAGGTCATACACAAGCAGACGTTGATGCATTCTTGGCAAGTTATGTATATAAGGCTCCCACTGGCAACCCCAGTAATTCGAACCCTCCCGGCACTGGACCTAGGGGAGGTCCTGGTGGGGGTTCATCCAAGACTGTGTCTTATGGAATTGTAAGCAAACCAATAGTAAGCCAACTCGTAACAGTGCGTTTGGGGCGTTCATACGAGACACCAAGACTTTTACCACCACTATCAACGGGTGCTGAAGATACTAAACCGCAAATGATTCAATATTTAGCAAATCAGCCAGTAAGGTCAGCCGAAGATTTAAATAATGGCATCCCAGAAAGCAGTACTACAGAAACAAGTTCTAATTTTTCTTCTCTAAAGTTTGTTTTTCCATATATCCCTAGCGACGTTCAATATTCTTCATTGTCATCGGTATGGACAGAGATACCACGCGGATACAACTATCCTTTCTTAGACTGGTCCTCTTTTCAAAGAATGAAAGTTTCGTTTTCTTTAATCGTCGCTTCAACAAGACTAGAACCTGGTGGCGTCTTAGTCCCTGATGGCATGGATGCATCCGTTGATGAACAGTTGAATGTCTTGCGTTTAATGTTTCAAACCAAACAGCCGATTACTATATATAACATGGATTCGCTTCTTACGAACACTAATGATTCTTTAAGTAAGAAACCTACTCAGTTCGTAATGACTGATTTAACTATTGAGGCTATTAGGCGTCAAAAAACTCCTCCGCAACGAATCACTACGGCACAAGTTAACATTACTTTGCTTGAAATTATTGTTGAATCAAGTACTATTTTCAATATTAAACGGCCATCATTTGATGAGATTGTGCCAAATATACCAACTAATACAACGACACCAAGTGGTCCTGATTTGTGGTCTCCTACTTTACAAGTAGCCGTAGGAAATACTATTGTTTTGCCGACAGGGACACCATAATGCCCCCCGTCGCTAACCCTAACCCATATCTCACGAGCAATTGGCCTGATAGGTCCAAAGTTAAAGTCACAAAATCGTTTAACGAACCTGGTATTCGCGGCGTAGGTCGCGGCGGCTTTGGCAGCATACGCATAAGTATGATTAGAACAAAAGTAGTTGACTACGCAAAATACAGTACATATGATACGAATACCGTACAAGAATATTATACTTCTTTTGGACTAGGAGATGAATCCTATAGTCTTAAAGAAATAGTTTTTTCCGGAAGATATGGGCTAATGCCTGTTGGCATTGGAACTGACCAATATGTTATTAAGCGTCTATGGTCGCCAGTTTTATATAATGCAACCTCGCCTAGTACGACATTGCCTAAACTTTTTTATAATACCTCTGACATCAATGCCTCACTAGGGACAGGGTGGAAATGGTACCTGCAAAGTCGTTCCAAATATTCTGCAATCTCGCAGTCAACAATGGATGCCTGGTATTCGAGCACTGTAGGCGCCGGTGAGATTGACGAAGATTTAACTGGAGGAGATGATAAACTAGAAACTAATCCAGACAAAAATGGCAATCTAGAAATACCCGGTGTCGGAACAGTAAATGTAGGAAATTTATCGTCGAAAGACCCGTTTGCTATTCCGGGCATTATTATAGGGGTAATAACAACCACCCTTTTAGGTCAGGGTTATACGCAAGCACAAATTGATGAATATTTTAAAACTAGAATATTACCAACGCGTCCCGGCAACAAAAACGGACCGCGACCCCCAACATCTAACTCATCAAAAAATCCTGTCATATCTCTCGTTGATTATGGGGAAGCGACAGTGTCGGTCAAAACAAATAATGGATATAGTTCAATACTACCAAGAACTCCGGAGACTCGTCCTTTCATTATTCAACGGTTCACTGATACTGATGGCAATCCAGTTGAAAGAAAGTTTATTTTTCCCTATACACCACAAACAATATCTTATACACCAGGTGGTTCGGAATGGAATGAGATACCACGCTCGACAGACTCCCCGTTAATAGAATGGAATGCCTGGAGTTTAACTAAAGTGCAAATGTCTTTTATTGTTGCTGGAACAAGAATTGAAACAAACGGACAAATAAATACAGAAGTTCCTGACGGTATTAATGTAGACGTTGAAGACGATTTGCAGATGCTGAGAGCAATGGCCACCCTGCCTTTGCCTGTTACTATTTTTGGTTTGGATAGCATTTTTGATTTACAGTTACGTCAGGCTTCCGTTACGGCAGTTCCTAGCGAATGGGCTATTTCGGACTTAAGTATTACTGCGAAACGTAGAACTAATACTACTCCTTCACTTATATCTGTTGCTCAAGTAAGTTTGTCTTTGATTGAGTATCCTATTGAGAAACAAAGTCTTTATAGGTTGCCCAAGTTGAAAATTCCGGGGACACCACCACCACCAACCATTCCAGGTGGTGGCACGCCCGGTAATCCGGATTTGTGGTCACCTATTCTGCAGGATTCAGTGTGGGGCAGTATTGTTGCACCTACACCTACGGTAACGGAATAGTTATGACTGAAAATAATTTCACAACCGCACAAGATGACTGGGAGTTACTATTTGGCGACCTAACCACTGGCATCATGGAAGAAATAAAATCATCCATTATTTCAATAAATGTCAGTTATTCTATGACTTTAGTAACTCAACTTTCAGTAGAAATTGTTGATACAAACTTCGACCTGCTGCGAAATAATTATTTCATAGTTGGCAGAGACGTTCTGTACAGAACGCACGTATTTATGGGCAAATTCAATGGAGATAAAAGTATGCTTGGGACACCCACGGCATCAATCAGGAATGACAACGAGTGGTTGCAACAACTACTAGAAATAGCATCCGTAGAGGTATCGCCAGGGAGTGGCTCCTCACCAATAATAAAACTAGAGTTACGCACCAAGGCTGTTCAGCAAATGAAACGAGACAAAGAACCAGGAACAATAAAAGGTGATGGCTCAGATTTCGTTATAGCAGCAGCAAAAAAATATAAATTAGATTACTCCGTTCAAAAAACAAGTAAAAAAAAGCAAATAACAAAAGCAAGTGGTGATACTGAAGCAGATTCAACATGGACAGTTATGGACGGTCTTGCTAGCGAAGCAAAATACTTATTATTTGAATGTGATGGCGTTCTATTTTTTGTTTCCCCACATCGTCTCATAGGGAAATGGGGCTTATATCAAACAGAATTAGATTATATTGACCCACAAACCAATAAATCATTTAGTGCAACTTTCAACTACATTCCTTTACGTTGGCCCAGAAACTATTTGAGCAAAAATTTTGTGGATATAGGCAATGCTTTCCAACTTCATCAATGCCCTCAAGTGCGACAATCGGAAGACGACCCATTGGCGGCAGAAGGTAGCGCAACAGTTGACTACATTTCTGGAATATGCTTGCGTCCAGGAATGACGGTCTTGCTTTTTGGTATTCCAACATTTGATGGACGCCCATTTCTTATCACCGAAGTTTCGTTTAATCATTTTAGTCGAGAGCCAGTCAATATTAGTTTTGCCAGCCCTGAACGTCCTGATGGAAAAATTATCAATTATGAAGTTGGTCAAATTTTCCCATCTACAGGACTTGCTGGTTCATACCTTTTTAAAAGTGGGGGTTTAATTTAAATGGCTGACATTAGAGCAACTACACCTGGGGCAAAAGGTTCTGCCTACCCACTACAACCAAATGCAACATATTTGGGTGAAATTAAAATAGTTTATGTTGACAATACTGTCGGTGTTCACGTCAAAAAACTACGTTCGACATTCGAACGCTGTAAAGTGGTCGGTTCACCCTTGCTTCAACCTTTACTTAAAGGCGACAAAGTAATTTGTGGCTTTCTGGATGGCCTCAAACAAGAGTTGGTTGTTTATGGACGATATGATACTACAGGCGCCTTAAATAATGTCACCTTAAACAATGAGGGGACTATTGACCTATCCGGAAATATTATTATTTCTACAGGCAATACTCTTTCTTTTGAAGGTGCCACCAATAATGATTACGAAACAACGGTCACTGTTGTTGACCCAACCGCAGACAGGACTATCACTTTACCTAATGTTGATGGTACGGTAATTACGACAGGGAATCTTTCTAGCATCACCTCGACTGGCACGCTCTCATCACTAGTTATTACTGGGGATGTGACCATTGACACAAATACACTTAAAGTTGATTCAACCAATAATCGTGTTGGCGTTGGTACTGTTTCTCCTTCAACAGCACTTCAAGTCGTTGGAACTGTTACTGCTACGGCATTTGCTGGTGCATTGACGGGCAACGTGACAGGAAATGTTTCAGGTTCTGCCGCTACTGTAACTGGTGCGGCTCAAACAGCAATTACTAGTGTTGGTACTTTAACTGGGCTAACACTTAGTGGGACAGTCACTCTTCCTAACAGTGTTAATAATCAAATTTACACATCAACAACTGCTGATTCGGCACTTCCGTGGGCTAATGGTCCAGTTCTACAGGGCGCAACGGGTTGGTCATTTTATTCAACAATCAGTGCATCGTACCGCATGGGGTTCCGAAGCAATACTACTGGAACAAGTAAATACTTTTGGACAGCAGATAGCGCACTTATTGGTCAGTCTCCTGCCGACGGTGAAGTTACCAATACATTGAATGTCATGGGAACTGGGCGCTTTACTGGTGCCGTAACTGCAACTTCATTCAATCTTAGTGCAACACATTATCTGTATGCTGTTTCTGGAGAGTATGGCTCAATTCAAGTAACTGGTAATAAAAATACATATGCTGGTTACAGTATCAATGGCAACGCTGTATTTATGTCAAATGGCTCAAGTTTTGGGCTATATGACGACACCAATAATCAGTGGTTTATGTATAAGGACTTTGCTGGTGAATCGCGTTTTTATTACGCTGGAGTTGAACGGATACTCATCAAGTCTGATGGTGTATCTATCCGCGGCAGCAATTCCGGGACTGGCTCAAATGGAACATTAAACGCTTACGCATACTACGGGAATAGTAACGTAGACGGAACTGGGAATGCCTCGTATCACCCATCGGGTATTTATTCGCTTGGCACCAACTGGATATACGGTACTTCAAATTTCGCTGGTAATACATTGGCTGGTCTTGGGCATGGACAACCGTCAGCAAATAACACATACTATTGGGGGATAGGTACCTTTGGTGTCAATGCTTGGAGCATTGTTGGGGCATACCAGTTCTATAACCCATCCGATATTAGATATAAACAAAATATTGCCCCATTGCCATTGGGGATGAATTTCCTTCGCTTGCTTGACCCAATTAAGTTCACCTACCTATACCCACAATTCACAGAAGAGTCCGGAAACGCCCCAGTATCCATCGACGCCGGAACCAGATATAGGGCTGGACTCAGTGCACAAAACGTAAAAGAAGCACTCAATACTCTTGGTTCTGATGATTACTCATTTTGGGCGCTAGTTGATAAAGAGGACCCAGAGAATGGCGTTCAAATACTTGACTATACGGGTCTAGTTGCCCCAATAATACAGGCCATCAAAGAAATGGATGCTACGATTACGCTCCTGAAGCAACAGATAGAGACATTGGAGAACAAATGAGTGACGTACAATTAGATGTCAACAAGATTATTGAATCTTTGACAAATCAGATTGCAGCACAAGCGCAGCGCATTGCCGTCCTTGAGGCAACGATTGGCACAATGCGTGAAATGTCAGAGAAAACCACTACGCCTGACATTAAATAAGCCCCACGATGGTGCTTGCAGTGTAAGATTAATGTGGACTAGGAGGCAGAATGGATTCATTACGGTTCCCAATAGAATATAATGAAACAGGTTTTGCTAAACTTGATGACGGCAGCGATTCTTATTATAAGCAACTACTGAGTATTTCTGCCCTCACGGAACCAGGGATATTGCGCATGACGCCAGATTTTGGTGTTTATGACCCGACATTCCAGTCAGCCGACAAAGGACAATTTTTAATAAATGCTAGCAGATTTGTCCCGGAAGTTCAAATTATAAAAGTTGTCAACAACATTGACGGAGATGGAAGCAATACCATATCCTTCACTTTCAGAAGGCGTCAATAATGCCCGCAGATTTTTCACCATACATCGACCTAACGGTATACGACGTCCAACCAGTAGACGTCTATCTAGGTGCGATAGAACTCGCCCGCATATCCATGCCAGAGTTCACCCTACGTCAAGGCACCCCAGAAGACGCACTATTTCAGGCATTCGCATACATGTCATCCCTGTCAGTAGGGGCAATAAATAGACTCCCTTCACGACTCATGGAAGGAACAGCAAAAATGCTTGGAGTCAGCCGCTCTTACGGTTCCCGAGCATCAGTCGTTGTAGAATTCGTTGCAGCCGACAGCGACGGAGCATACATTCCAGCAGGAAGCATTTTCTCTTTCTCAGAAAAAATTGCTGGCGACACATATCAATACACCTATGAACTAGCAGAAGATGTATCTATTGATGCCGTGGACACTGGTTCACCCTTGACTGCTGTAGCGACTCTTTACTCTCAGGCTATTGGCTTACACCCAACCATGATTAGCGACGACTCTCTTATACCAATGAATGTCAACGTCAATCTAGAGTCCGTTAATGTTTGGGATGACGGCTTGAGTGCTACTGGAACTATCGGTTCAATTAGTGCGAATGGTTTACTGCAGGGTTCTACAACGTTTACTGCTTCTGGAACTAGTATTGCAGGGGCAGCAACTTATACTGGGGTCACACAGAGCGCAACCAGCGGTACTGGTAGTGGTGCAGTATTTACGATAGCCAAAGCCGGAGGAGGCACGGCATATAGTGGGGCTATCACGGTCACTATAACATCTGGCGGTGCTGGATATGCGTTGGGAAATACGATTACTATCCCGGGCGCAAGCCTTGGTGGCGCAACATCGGCGAATAACTTAACCCTAACTGTCGGCGGGAGCCTGGGTAGTCCGTGGACAGCAACGATTACCAATATGGAATCAACTTCAGGGTTTGTCGCCGGTAGTACATTAACAGCAACCGCTGGTTCAGGGACTCTTCATGGAGGCTCACCAACATCGGTAGTCGTTCAAGAAATCCTCACCACAACCAGCATGAGTTACACGGTCACTGGTGGTACAACACCAACTGTAGGAACAGTGACCAACGTAACTGGCGTTTACTATCCTACGCCATTTACCAACGGTATTGAGCCAGAAAATGACTTCACATATTTGAGCAGAGTACGGACACAGATAGCATCACTATCTGACGTCTTAGTTACTGCAAGTCAACTGCAAGCATATGTTGCTACCGCATACACGAACGTTACTAGGTGTCGTATTTATGACAGAACACAATCCACAGATACTGCCAGTTTAGAAATTGGTGCTGCCAATTCTACTGGTTACGTCACGGCGTTTGTTTATGGCATAGGCCAAGATTTGGGTGTCAACGACAAAAATGCTATTGGCGCAGATTTGATGTCAAAAAGTATTTCTGGTTTAACAATAGGAGTTAAAGATTTTTTTAGAGCCGACGTTGAAATAAGTATCAGCGTCGTATATAACGATGCTTTGCAGGATTCAAATATTGAGTTACTTATTAAAAGTGTTATTGCTAACTCGATAAGTCCAGATAATTTTCCAACAAACGAGGAACATCTTAGACTCAGTTATATCTCATCTTTCCTACTTGGGATTGACGGCATCGTATCTGTTGGCAATATAACAATTACCGGGATGGACTCCAATTCTGATGGCAACGAGACCAACGGCGACCTGAAGTTTAAATACAAAGGTACACTACCAAGAATTCTTGACATCGATACCGACATAACCGTAGTGCTAATACCTAGGGCAGTTTAATGGCACGTACAGAATCATTTCTTAGCAAAAACAATGAATGGTCATTTTTAGACGAAAATGAGAATGTTATTGCCCTAAATGGGTATGCAGAAAACTGGGAAGTTGTTGACGTGAACGGCAACGAACTGACAGTTGGTGGCCTTATTTCAGATTATAAACATATTTATTCGCATCATGCCTACAGCGTCGTACCACCAGATGGAAGCACTGCACCTATCACGGTAAGACTGAAAAATCAATCTGTTCCTGCAAATATTACGGAAAGCACAGTCTTAGCAAATCGTAGCACTAGCGAAAGAGTAAAATATATTACATCGGAACCACTGTCTGAATATACGTACAGCGACGGTGTTATTACTTCTTCTAGTAACGAATTTTTAACAATTGGAACAGATACTTTGGTTCATGGTGACACCAT